AGCTGACTTATAAGCTTAGAAAGCATAATACCAGTTGCTCCTTCTCCAATGGAAGCTTGTACTCCAATTAGGTTGCCATTTACTCCCAAACCATTAGCAACTGATTGCTGGTTCATATTCCAGGGTTTATCAATATTGCTCATCTCTTTTGAAGTAGAGTTAAGTTTAAACTGGTGGTCATCAATGTAACCAGTTACTACTCCATCCTTCATACCTTCCCTTACATTCTGTTTCAAACGTATTAGCTCCCTATTTAATCTTCTAGTATAAGCTTCTACATTTTCATTAGGTTTCTGTTGTGGTTTTTCCATCAAAGCCTCTAGAAAACCAACCATACCACAGATTTCCATGATATGTTTAAAGTTAGTTTTCATATCATGCTGACCCTTTAATGAATCCAAAGATGCCATAAAAGGAGGTATTCCGTAAGGTTCATCAGTATCATTATACATACCAACATAACAGTAGGTCTCTGTATTAAGTTTGATATAATCTTGCTTATTTGAGCCATTCCAAAGAGTGTTCCTCTGATATGGGCTATAAACTCCGTTATTCTCCCTTTTGAATACTATTCTGTCTGGTTTGAGGAATAATACAGTAGCTAAACCCTCAAGCTTTTCATTTGGTACAGCTTCTACTGAGATAGCTCCACTAATCATCAATTGGACTATCATTTTGTTTACCAAGCCATCCATACCAGCAGTATAGTTAGACCATTTGGGAGATACCTTAGAAAGATGATCTCTCATCTTATCAGCCTCTTTATCGGTATTATTAGGGAATGTTATATTATGACCGGTATTAGCAAGCTTAAACATATCCTGTAAAGCTATATTAACATCTGGATTCACTTTATATAAATCCCTTAAAAGCTGAATCACTTCAACACGAAAAGAAGGCGTAACCATCTGAGTTAAGCCTTTCAATGTATGAATGAAGTTACCTGGGTCATCATCCGGTTCCGATACTCTACCGGGTGAAATAGGTACCTCCTCTTTTTTACTTGGAGGATTAGCCTTGTTTTCTTGTATTGGAGATCGATTCCTTCTATCGAATCCAAAAAACTTAAGAATTTTCATTTCGGTTGTATTATTACATTAGTTTTTCCTTTTCGTATGTGATTACATATTGCTTTACCAAATATATCATCATCAGAATAAACATCTCCTTCCAAATCCACATCTACAGCAGAAGTATTATTTCGGTGTTTACCCATGGCTACGGGTCTACCCAAACCATCATATATAAAGGTAGGAGCTTCTTGAACAAAGAAAGGATCCTTCACAATGATATTCTCTTCTCGAACATCTTGTTCTAGACCCTCTATAATTACTGAACGATTCTTTTGGGTAGTTAACCAACCTGGAGATTTATCAACCTCTGGTCTGGATTTACCTTTCTTTTTCAGAAGCTTTTGATAGTAGTATAGATTAGGGTAACCTTCTGACTGAAGAGCAGAAGTTACTGCTAACCCAACGTCGTTAGATTCTGGAGCTACAACAGCAAAATTAAATAATTGCCCAGTATCTCCCAGTAACCTAGCATATTTATCTACTGCCATTCTTCCCTTATACACAACTTGTTCTTCTCCCAGCTTGTCCATACAAGTGAAAGAAGAATAGTCTGAGCCTCTACCTGTTGCAACGTCTGCACCGATAAAGTACTGTTTATTTGGATCTGGTTCGTTGAATTGTCTATACTGACGATTGAAACGATATTTTAAAACTGGATAATCACTTAAGCAATCTTCGATAGCCTTGATATCTGCCATATCAAATACTGTATTACCTGAAGAAAGAAAGTCTCCATCGATTTCTTGTGCAGTTCTTTTTGGACCCAATGCAGAAGCCATCTGGTCATACCAAGATTGATCCCGTTCTGGGTGCATCTGCCAATATAATCGAATAGCATTGAAAGGATTACCTCCAGCTATAGCATCTACCCATGTTGAATGGTAAAAATTACCCATACCGTATGGAGTAGAATTGATGATGGCTGAACCTCCGGTGGAAAGCGTAGGGAAGGCAGCTGCCCAAATAGCTGAAGCCCACCGAACGATTGCAGCCTCATCAATTACCAGGAGAGAAAGAGATTCTGAACGACCAGCTTCTGAAGATGTTGGAATGGATTCTATGAATGAACCATTATCAAATTCAATCATAGAGGCAGAACCAAATTCCCCAGTTCTTCCGTTAATGATCGGGGTTTGCATATACCATGGAAGATTCTTATACATGAACTTAATCTTCTTAAGTACCTTCTTAGCTGTTGTATCCTTAATGGAGATAATGTTTATCTTCTTATTAGGATGATATGATGCCAGCCATAAGCAGTACATAGATATAAGTTCTGTAATACCCGCTTGCCTGAACTTTAACAAGATATTGAATCTCTGGAGTATAAATTGGTATAGTACGGCTTTTTGATACGGATATAATTCAAATCGAACCTTTCCTCTCACTGGATGTATCACATAACAAAAAAGACTGAAAAAGAAAACATCCGTTGTAACCCTAGATAGATTAGATAATTCTTCTCTTGTAAGGTTAGTTGGTGTTTCCTGTATCTTCTTTGCCATAAAATCTAAAATTTATAAGTTACTACCAGTTCTAAATCAGTTTTGATACCTGAGAAATATCTTGGGTAATAAAAACTGTTTATCCCCAGTTTGTAATTAAATCTCTTAGTCTCGATTGAAATTCCTGTTCCCAAATCCCATAGATTGTTAAAGGGTCGGTACTTACCATAAACATAAGGAACTAATCTTATTCTAGATTTAATTTCTTGTGTGGTAAGTTTTCCGTTATACCAAGAATACTTGTAGTTATTAGGGTCGATATTGAATAATCTACTAGAATAAATTCCTGAATTTTGATTAAGGAAACTCAATGTAAGTTGATTCTTATCGATTACTAATTGAACAAGAGAATCCTTCTCTGATATCTCGGCTGAATCGGTACTGCATAAACCCTGGCTAACCGAAGAATGCGGAGAATTGTAGAGAAGGATTCTACTTGGGTTAAGTAAATTATCGTAGGAAATTGGCAGGAAATCTTTCCTCAAATAAATTGTATCAGTATGTTGAATGATCTCTTTATCAGGTAACATACTGAGTTGTTGATTCAGTTTGTAATTCCTGAAGCAAAGGTAAATAGTAAATCCTAGTAAAAGGACTATCATGGCAACTTTAAGTTTCTTCATAATTTAGACTTTTGAATGATTTCTTTGAGTTCATTAGCATTGTTCTTCAGTTCTTCAAATAAATCCAGGTCTAAGTTCTCGGATTTTGGTAGAGTAATTCCAATGAAATAACATTTTTCAGATTCTCTCATTGAAATTCTACTTCCTAACTTGAAAGCTAATCGGATAACTTTAGACTTAACTAGCTTAGCAATAGATTGTGGAAGAATCCCATTCAACTTAAGTATTTTTTGTTCTTCATGAGTCAATTTCAAATTTTCCATATTTCTTGAGTTTTAGGTTTGCTTATGTTCCATAGTAAACTTGGTACCTCGAAGAGTATGGCTTCTTTTATAATATAATTTAACGCGTCGTGCACAGTAGCTTTAGCTTTAGCTAAAGATACCTTCCTTCCGAAGGAAGGAATATCCTAATGGGTAAGTTAAGATGGGAATTAGGAGGGTATTAGGCCACTTAAATATATACAAGTATATTATATACAGGCCTTAAACCATAATCCTACTTCACATACGGAACCCTTAGCAAGTGTATACCTAGCTTTATTTAACCAGTAATGATAAGTCTTAGGGTCCCAAGTAGCAAATCCCCGAATAAATACTCGGTAGTTTTCAGGAAATCCCATAATTGCCTTGAAATCCTTTATTCCCAAAGGATAACCATCGGGTCTGAATTGCCTATCTGATGGTCTCAAAGTTAAAGGAGGTTTATCATTTTCTAATCGATATACTCCTGGTAAAGTACTCATCTTAGCAGTTTTGATTGGCCATTTCTTTTCATCTTTGAAATCATTAATCCAAAGCTGTCTAACCTGTCTAACTGTAAGATTTTTCTTTTCAGGTAATTTCCGATAATCATACATGGCTAAAACTTTATCAGTGAAAGGGATAAAAGCTTCCTCTGGAGCTGGTACTAGTAAATCTCTAGTAAGTTTTGGAGTATTTACTTGAAACACTTCATTAAATGAATTCAAATACTTCTTACCCTTGTCTAAATGAACCCCGACAATAACTAATCTCTTTCTTGATACTTGGGAGTTTCCGAAGTCAGAAACGCTTCTTTCGTGAAAAATAAGTTTATAGTTCTTAAAGAAGTCC